TTAAATCTTGTCCAACTTTTATATCATGCAATCCTGCAGATTCAACTTTTAAATCTTTACCTATTTTATAATCCTGAGATCCAACTGTTTGTACAGCTAAATCTTCTCCAACATTTATATGCATCTTAGTTTCTGTAGTAATTTTTCCATCAATGCCAACTTTTACTTCCCAGTTTTCCGCAGACGACATAAATGTGCTTTCATTTGAAGTAAAATTTAAATTACGAGAGGCATGAATATTAATATCTCTTTCAGCTTTCATGTTTATATCAGCATCACTATGAAAACTAATACTATCTTCTGCATATACATCTAATTTTCCATTTCCTGTCATTTCAATCCAACAAGTTCCTTTACTATTATTAATATAAATTAAATCTTCACTAGTATGCATCAATATTTGTGCACCAGTCCTAGTTCTCAGTCTAATTAATTCGTTATGAGGAATAGTAACATCGCCACCGCTTTCGCTTGCTTCTTTGTTTACGTATGCATATCCTGTTTCTCTTGGATTTCCTTTTCTAATTAGTTTATCATCTCCATCATCTATAACAATACTACTACTGCCTAGTCTACTCACAGGAATATTAGCTTTTGATTCTTTAAGACCTACTGGTGCAGTTGGTTTACCACCCCTTTTATCTAAAGGCCCAGGACTACTAAAGCCAACTACTGCACTTGGAGTTTCTCGTTGAGCACTAGAAGTTGTTACACCTCTAATTTCATCTTCAACTAACCCTTGTTCTATTAAAGCGTCTACAAATTCTGAGTTTATTGGTTTTTTATATTTTATTATATTATTTGTTTGTGGTTTTGTAATTGCTTTATTATATTCTCCTGCTGGTAATTTTTTTCCTTTAAGATTTGTTGGAATATCACCACTAAGCTGTTCTGTAGCAGGTTGACCTCCAGGCAACATAAATGTCATTCCTTTTTCTGGAATACAAGCAAACCAGTAGCCAAAATCTCTACTTCCTTCAACAAATGTTACTAAAACTAAACTGCCTGGATCGGGTGGTATTGCCCAAAATCCATAACTTTTTTGTGTGCTTGCATAATCGTCATTTTTTCTGGGACCGTTTTGACTATTTGTTACGCCATAAAAAGGACTTGCATAGTATACTTCTACAGTTTGTCCTACTGTTTCTCCAATATTACCAGCTTCAGCTGTTTTTAACAATTCTACACGTAATCCACCTAAATATAAACTATCTAAATGTTCTATGACTCTTGCAATATACGGACCAGCATTACCAGAATTTACTCCTGTATCTGCTTTTCTTGTAACTTCATTTTTATTTGGAATATCATTCATTATTTAGATCCATATGGTGTATAACTTTGCTGAGATGCATTTGCATCTGTCATTTTTACTGTTTTGTCATTAGTACCAGACTGTTTTATATCTTGTGGCTGGTTAGGTCTTCTTAATAATTTTAATCTTTGTGTAAACTGTCCGTTGTTAAATGAATTTGTTAGCGTTGTTACCCTATACAATCCACTAAAACTATCAACAGGTATTGTATCTTCTGGAAATAATACATTTCCATCCTCTTTGTAGTCAATTGGTGTTCTAAAATTTACAATTACGTCTACTTCGCTACGCTGATATTCCATACTTCCATTTGCTGTAGTATTTTCATCTGTTTGACCAGCTGTAAAATTTCCCATACCACTATCAAACATATAATATGGATCTCCAAGTATTTCTAGATCTAATTGAACTAGGTCTACAAAGCTGTTTATGATATTGTCATTAAACATTTTTGCAATACGAACTTTGCTATCATCTAATCCTGCTCCTCCGGATCCTTGTAAACTAGAATTTGAAACAGATAGTTGTTGTGCAAAACCTGTACCACTTAATCCGTTAGTTGTTTGATTAATTATACTGGCATCTTTATCACCTTGAACAATATTTTGTTGTAATCCGCCGCCTTTACGTTGTAAATTATTTTGTCCAGCATCTGCCATTATACCTTTGAAAAAAGCGGCATTGATATTAATGTCAAAGTTAATAATATCATTATTTGCACCTGTATATATGTAGTTGTATTCTCTTTTTGCATTTGCTCTTAATTGTTCATAACTTAAACCAGGATCTGAAGGTTTTTGTAAAGCACTTGAATGAACTTTATAAGGAACTACTCTATAAACATATGTTTTTGCTAATGTTCCATCTTGTTGCTCTTTTGCGACTCCGTCTTTTATAAAAGTTTGTGCATCTATTTTAAACCATTCAACCATTCCGTTTGCATCTGCTGGTCTTGTTTTTAATTCTTTTGCCCAATCTGAAGTTGTTACAACTTCTTCTATCATTTTTGTTACCTGCGTATCAGTATTGAATGTAAAACTTCTCTGAACTGGATCTATAACGTTTTTTCCTCGTGTATAAACTTTATTATTTTTATCATATTGTTGTCCGCTTTTGCCCATTGGTTGTTTGCCTGGATCTTGATAGCTTTTAGCAATGGTTCCGTTACCTATTGCATTTACTGTACTTGGATTTTGTGCTATTCTAGTTAATCCTTCACCAATACTACTTTTGTTAAAAATCAAGCCAGTAACACTACTTAAAAAAGCATCAAAATCTTGAGGAGCTTGAGCTCCTAAGAATCCAGTTATACTTTGAAACACACTATTAATATCTCCTGATCTAAATGCTCCAAGAACTCCAGTTAATGCTCCAAAATTGGCTCCGCCAAATGCTCCGCCTAATGCTCCTGCTATTCCTCCGGCTAAGGCATTTTGCCCTATGTTTCGTTGTCCTGCTACTGCTCCTCCTATAATACCACCAACAACACCTTTTGCAATATTACCAAACAAATTATTTCCTGATTTTTGCGGAGCAACTGTTGCACCTTTATCAACTGCACCATTTTTTGCAACACTACTTGAACTTGTTGCTATATCATTAGGAAAAGTTATTACTAATTCATCTGCAACTGGAAAATTACCTTCAGCTCTTAATTCTTCATATCTTCCATTCATTATTGTGGTTAAACTTTCTGGGCCAGTTTGTAAAATTTCAACAACATTTTTACCAGTCACAGTTATATCTGTATAGGTTCTATCAACTTGATCAATAAGTGCTTGTTCATTCCATGGAATAGCTGTTATATCATATCTTGTTCCACCACCACTTACATTAAACTCTGCATTTGTAAGTTTTAAAGGAATTTTTCTTTGTAAATTTAAAGTTTTTCCATCTTTATCCACAGTAACTGGTTTACCATCATCATCAAATCCTACAAATTCTATTGTAAGCAAAAAAGGTGCTTGTAAATAATTTGTATATCCTGCTTGTAATGCCGCAATTTGTAATGTTTGTAAAAATAAACCCATACTATAAGGTTCAACAACTTGAAAAGATATATTTGTTGCATTTGTTAATCTTGTTCTAGTATTAGGTACAACTATTCCTTCAATTTCCACATCTTCAATAAAATATTCTAGCTTTCCGCCAATTTGTTCTTCAAATACTGTTGAAACAAAACCTTCACTTTTTCCTCCGCTTCTAAAAATTTCTAGTTGCGGTTTATCTCCTATATAAGTTTCGTCAGGAAAATTAATTTCATCTTTTGTTAACACTGCAAAAGTAAAGATGTAATTGTAACTTGAATATACGTGTAAAGGGTTAACTTCAATTGCCATTTAAAGTCCTAGTTCGGTTTTAAGATTACTTTGCTTAGGCAAGAATATTTTTACTCCAGCTTCTATGTCAAATACTGGATCTTTAACAATATCCATATTTCTTTGAGCAAATACCCACCATAAACTTGCAGTTCCATACAAATCAAACGCTAATAAATCTGGCCTATGATTATACTGAGGTTCTATTGTATATAAAATGTCGTCATCTTCTGCTGGAATTGGTCTTATTTGCAATACTCCAAGTTCACCTGATGGTTCTACTGTAGTGCTGTTCCAAGGACTTGTTTTTGCATAACTTACAGCCATTATAAGTATCCCTCTGAAGTTATATCACCATTAATAAATTTATCTAAACTAAAAGATGATGCTTTGGTTCTACTGTATGTCGGTGTACAGGTTACACTTAGCATAGAACTTGTAGGAACCCATGTATATTGTTCAACTATTTGATTAGATTGTCCAACATTTATAGGCACCCTTATATAATCTACTCCATTTTCTAGGTTGTAAGTAAAATTTGTAACTAC